GGACCACCTACGATTAAATCAATAATCTCATTATTTTTATTATATAAATCATTAAATTTTTCAGGAGATAATTGTGTTAAATCTTCACAATATGCTTTATGTTCAAAATTTTTATTATAATTTTGAACAGCTTTATCCCAAATATCAATACCAGCAATTATATTTAATCCAGCATCTGTTAATCCCTTAGACATACCTCCGCATCCACAAAATAAATCAATAACATTTAATTTTTTAGCTTCCATAATAAATATATTTATATGTTGTAATTTAAAATCATTTTTTATCATTAAAACAAAACCAAATAAAAAATGATTCTTTTAAACAAAGATAAATTTATACAGTCATGGATAGAGTTATCAGTGATATTTTAGCATCATTTGACACTGTTGAGATTATTGAAAACATTCAACAAAACGAAGAGTTTGATCCATATGGAAATAAGAAAATCTTCAAATACTGGCAAATGAATTCGAGATTATATACAATGGAGATTTTCGATAAAGAAGGTTTTAATAAATCTCGAATTCAAGCTGGACTATTTATTCTTCCAGATGATTCAAGAGAATTAACACACAATCGCACAGCAACAATTCGAACATTATTCGAAATCTTGACGAAAAAATAATTGTAAGGTGGATATATAAACTAAAAATTTTTTAGTTTTTCTTCTTTTTTTCACTCATTTTAGACAAATATGAGGTATTTAAAATTTCTGTGCTACTTGCTATTGAAATCATAGGAGGAATATTTAATATATATGTTTTGTCGGTTTTTAAATGGGCTTCTCTGAACTCTTCAATAGATAAATTACCGCCAAACATTTTCAATAGATATCTTGATGGCGCTGGTCTAATGATATTATCAAACCCATATCTTTTTGCTAACATCTGTATCCAACTATTAATCTCCCAAACTTTATCACTACTTCCGTGAGTAGAAAAGTTATAAGCATTAGCGCATTGTAATGAACAGAATGATCCATATACAAAATAATTATCATTGATGGAATCATAATTATATGGCATACTGTAAATATTACCATCAATACTATGACAACACCAGAAGCAATGTGAATTATTATTTAAATTTGTATAGGTAGTTTGATAATCATGTGTTAAATCAAAAGTAATATTTTCAGCATCATTCATAAAAAACGAATTTGTTTCATAAGGTGCTGGATTTGCTATTTTTGCGTCTTGTGTATCATTATTATTTATAATTGAATTAATTTTATTTTGTGGGATTGGTAATTGAATTATAATATCATCATTCTCATCTAATGGTTCATTATTAGATGTCTTAATCATAGTATCAATTATATTTTTTTTGCTGGGTTTTTTAACACTCGTAGTATCTTGTACATTTTTTTTACGAGGCATATTACTAATAATAATTATGTTATATTCTTATATAAAAAATATTTTAATGTAGTCTAATAATTTTACAAGATCATTCTTCATTTTAACATCAAGAGTTTCAATTTTTTTAGGTGTTTTATCAACTGAACATGACATTGATAATTTATTAACATCCATTTGTAAATCTTTTATAACTGAAATTAAATAATAAATAAATATTATTACAATACCAATAACTAAAAATAAAGTTAAATCCATTTCTAATATTATAATATAATTATTTAAAGAGAAAATTTAAGCCCAACATCTCCACCAATAAATGCTAAAATATTATAACGAACAGTATATAAATTAATTTTATAATTAATTGTATAAATATCCTTATTATTTGCTAATAGTAATCGTTCAACATTACTATTATCAACATTATTAACTGTAAAATATAAAGTGGAACCAATTAAACTAGAATTATAACTTCCAGTTGGGAACCATTTTTCAGGATATATACTAAAAGAATAATTATAAATTCCTTGTCTTGGAATGCATGAATGATGTTCATAAGGCTGAATACTATTAAAATAATAAGCTCCTTTTTCTTCAACTCTTAAATAATTATTTCCAATAGTTTTCCAATTAATTTTTGCTGTATTCATAATACTATTTTCATTATTTTTTGGAATACTATTAGTATAATTTAAAACATCATTAAATTTATCAATAGTATCTGTTCTTTTTAAAGTCCATATTAATTCTTTAATTGGAAATTTAGATAGTATATCAATAGAACGAATTGAGCCATCACCTCCAATTCCTACATCATTAGATATAACATCCATAGTTTCAATTAATATTTGTCTTGTAGCAGTCTTTTTTAATTCAATTCGTTCATCATTATCCAATAAAACATAGGTTGCTTCTAATTGAGGATTTATATTTTCATTAATTACAAAATTTTTTATTGAAATTTTTTTATTATATAAAACATTGTAATAATTTGGACTTATATGCATATTTAAAATATCACTGTAAACAACATATAAATTTTCAATATTTTGTAAATTTATTCTAAATGTTATTACAATTGATGTTGATAAATTTAAAATAGGTATTGATAAGGAAGGATTTTTAGAAAACCAAAATGGTAATGGAACAGAAATTTGACGAGATTTAATAGATGGTATATTATTATTAATGTCACTTGAAGGATAATCAAAAGTTGAATAAATATTATTATTAATTCTTATAATATTTTTACCAGTTGAAGGATTTGTTAATTCTTTTATATTTCCAGTAATCTCATTAAAACTATCTTTAACAGGCATAGTTAATTCATTCCAAACAATAAGCCATTCACCTGTTATATAATCAATTTGTTTATCATCAAAGTAAATAGTAGCATCTTTTATAATCAAACTTCCGATATTTTCAACCCATTTAAATTTTAATACATCATCAGAATATATATCTGGTAATGTATAAATAAAATAAAGTTTTGAAAGTAAATCAACATTTTCTTTAATAATTTTACATGTATATGTTGATGTATGCATTGTGCTAATTGAACAATTAATATTATCAAAATTTAATGATATATTATCCATACAAAAATTTGTATGTCGTTTATAAACAAATTTATAAAAACTTATTTCTGGATTATTAAAAATATAATCATCAAATTGTCCTCTTAATGCTAATTGTGCGATACCACCTGGCATATTTATTATTTAAAAATATATAAAAAATAATTATTTAAACCATAGCGGGTAAAGTATCTCCAAAATTAAATCCTTTATTAAATATGGATTGTTCTGTTACGGGTAAAATAGCAGGATATTTATTAAATCCACGTCTATATAGATTAGCTATTTCATAGTCATCCAAAGCATAATTAAAATATGATAAGTCTGAAACTAATAAAGGCGACACAGTTGTAATACCATCTGGTGCTGTAAATGCTTTTGGTCTTAATTTAAGTTGTGTATTTGTTTTAGCTAAATTTAATGAATAAGGATTTATATAAAATTTACTTAAATTACTTTTCATAACACGAGAATTAAAATTATTTACAATAGTATCTTCAAATCCATTAACATTTGCTAATCTGTCTGCTACTAATGCGCCATTTAAATATATTTTACAATTTGTATTATTTACATTAATAGAATCGCGACCTTTTTGATTTTCTTGAAATACTATTGTAACCATATTGAAAACTTGCCCATATTCATTATATTGAATATCTTTAATTCCAAATTTATTTTTGCTTCTATTATTTGCTAGTTTAACAACATCAACCATAGAAGAAATACTACAATCGATAGTTGTTGAACTATTATTAAATGTATCTGGATAATTAATATTATTATATTCTACAATTATTTCTTTTCCATCATTTCTAATTTTAACTAATGGATTTTTTATTAAAATTCTACTATCTAAATCACTTATTAATGTAGTTTTTTCGCATTCATATCCAAATGAAGTATAAGGTAATGTATTTTTTTCACCTTTATAAAATAAAATCATATAAGTGTATGGAAGTAAAACTGCTTGTTCTTGCGTTGGTGTTCCAGTATAATCTGTTAATGTAGAACTGCTTGGATCTTTATTAAAACATACCCAGAAATTATATGAATATTCAGCACCGCCGTTTTGATTAATAGAAGGATTGATGTCAATATATGCAGGAGCTTTTTTATTAAAAGTTTCTAAACTTATTTCTTCTGATTTAGAATAATCTAAAATTCCTGTAAAAACACTTGTTTGTTTTCTATTTGAATTTGTAAATCGCATTGATTTAATATATTCATTATTATATATTGAATAACTAATCAATGCCATAATCAATATTAGAAATACTGATAATATTATTTGAATTATTATACTAATCATACTAATTTATATCTAATTATAATATATATTATAATTATTATTTTTTGTATATAGGATTGCGAATACCGTAATTAGATAACCCTAATTGAGCTAAGAATCCACTCATTGGACCATTATTATAATCATTATAAACATCTTGTTGATTGATATCATAATTATATGTTGTAAATTTAGCAACTAATCCAGAAAACCCAGGCATGTTACCGGCAATTGTATCAGACCCACCAATATATAGAGTTCCGCTTGTATTTAAATCAATATTAACATTTTGTGATATTCCGCTTTGATTTAAAAGCCCAGATGAACCTTGTGATGCTACAATTTCACCATCAACATATGTATATATCGATGGACCCAATTTATCAGCATTACAAACAATTGCTACATGCACCCATCGTTGTAATGGAATATAATCTATTTTAACACCTTGATTTTTATAAAAACCATCGTTTGATGCGTCATCTATTGGTAATATAACATCATTGTTTGTTCTATTTAAATCAGTAAATCTTACATACATAGCATTATTTTTTCGATCTAAGTAAATAAAAGGAGAACAATTTAGAGGTGGTTTAAAATTAGTAGAGGTTCCATTAGATAATGATAAGACATGTTTATATTGTCCTTGATATTTATTCATATCATTGATATAAATCCAAAATGTAAAACTTCTACGATAACCATTTGCTGTTTTATCAACAGTTGCATCTATTGTTGTTAATTTAGTAGCAATGACAGGTATTTTTGTATCTGGAATTACAGTTTTGAATTTTGAAAATAACATATAGCCAACATAAATATATAATAGATATGCTATAACAACACATACAATAATAACAATTAATAACCCAATATATAAATTATAATTTGAACTCATTCCCGAAACAGCATTGGTCACTGTTGAACGACTGTTTGATAAAACATTTGTGAATGTTTTAGACATGCTACTTAGGGGAGACGCAGAACTATTCATATTTTATTATTAACTATCTAATATTAATAAATAAATTTTCTATTAATAATACTTAAATGATAATTGCCATTAATATGATTATTTGGTATTATTAATTTATGTGTAGTTTTATTATTTTTCTTTTGTAACGATAAATAACTTAGAAGTTTTGTGAAATTATTAAGATTATGTGATTTGTTTTTCTTATTTTTTAAAAAAAATAAATCATAAATGCTACTTATAAAATATTCAATTGCTATTTCATTATTTTTAATCATCATAATATCAAAAAAACAAAAATTATAAATAAATGATTTATAAAAATTATTTTTATTTTTTTTTAAACAATTTTTATTATTTAATTCATTTATTAAATTTTCATGAAATTTTAATGGTATTATCCATTGATCTTTATTAATAATTATTTTAAATGATTGACGATTAAAGTTATTTGAATATAATAATGCTATATCTAATATTTCATCGACAGAATTATAATATGTATTTGTTACTATTTGAATACAAATTTTAATATTATTATTCGATTGTTTTATAATTTCAAGTGTCTCATTAAATGCTATATTTGGTTTATATGTTATTAAAATATTATGAATATCATTATTTGATGGTAGCGGCAATTCATAAAATATACATTGTTTTTTAATTTCTCCAAGTTTTTTTATAATGTCATTTGAAGTTATACATATAATTGGAATATGTTTATGATTTGTCATTAAAAAATTTAATAAATGTATGTTCATTGTGCTATCAAATGAAAGTAATGTTTCAAATTCATCTATAATAATTATTTTTTTTTGCGTATTATTTGTCAAATTTTGAATTAACGAGGAAACAAATGATTTATACAACAAATCAACTAATTGTTTCGAAGATCCACAATTAAAACTATTAATATTTACCACAAACAAATCAAGTTCAACACAAATCGAATTAACTATATATGTCTTACCAATTCCAGAATTACCTGTTATAAATAAACAAGACTTACATGAAAGTTTTGTATTATTATAAGAACCAATAATCCAATTTTTAATATAATCCATATTTATGAAATTAAAATTATTTTTATAACAAGTGAAAAGTAATAACATAAAAGTGCTAAAATCGGATATACAATATCTAAGGTTAATAATGAATGTGATGTATATGTTTTAATAGTTCCATGTAAATCAAACATAATCGACGGTTTAATCAAAAAAATTAACAATAAGATAAAAACATATAATAATATTGCTAAATATATCATTAATATACTCTATAAATTAAATATAATTTATATTATAGATGTTGATAAAAATTATAATAATTATTGTTTTATTATTATTGTTTTATTATGTTACTACAATAAATATCGAAAAGTTTGTTTCAAATAATTATACAAATACAAATGAATATTCATGGGAGCGAAATAATATTAATTCAAAATTACCTTACAATATTATTATGAAAAATAATAACGACCTTTATTATGATATTGGTAATGATGAACTTGATCTTAAATTTAAAACAGCTTTTGAAATAGATAGTAATAAGATAATAAAAACAATTGAAGGGAATGACTGGACTAAATGGGTCAATTCTAAAACAAGTAATAATAAGAAGGATTTAAATGATTATTTTAACAATTTTTTAAAATATTTTAAAATGATGATTAAAATGCCTATTTTTGATTTACCAAATGATAATACAAATAGATTCAAAATAAAAGATACTGTTTTATTAAGATATAAATCAAATAAAAATAATACAAAAGAATTATTATTAGAAATTGATTTGGTTATTACGAGAAACAATAAACCTTTATCAAAACATTTAAAAATATTAACGATAACAGATGGAAATTATAATAAAATTATAATGGCAAATGTTGTAGGAGTTATTAATGAATTTGAATTATCAAAAACTTATGGTTCTATTGACGATGTTAAGAATTATAAAGAATTTACACCTCAATTTACTTATAAATATGACTTAAATAATTATATAATAGATACCAATGATAAATTATTACATTCAGAAATTGAATATAATTTATATAATAAATTACTTAAAGATTTATAATATATAATAATTAAAATGTCTGCTGCTCCTATGTCCAATTATTTCGAATATAATATTGAAGTCCCAATTAACGATGATATTGATAAAAATACTGAAAATCTTATTAATTATCTAAATCAATTAAGCCCCCAACCATTTATTATTCAATATTGGAAAGATGATGAAGAAACAAAAACAAGAAGAATTTTAGTTAATGCCCCTTATAATATTCATAATTTGATTTATCATCTTTTCAATCCATTTCAAGCTTCTTATGTTTGTTATTACAAAACAAGAGTTGTAATGTAGGTTTTAAGGTTAAACCTTTATTTTTATTTATTGAATTTAATCCATTCACTGTTAACAATTTCAAGATCTCTTATAATTTCTCTACAATTATCTGTAAGAAATTGTGCGAAAATGTCTGGGATTGTTTGGTCTTCTAATGTAACTCTTACTATCATTAATTGTTTAAGAGGATGTGGGCAAATATAACCGATATAACTACAAGTCAATCCCTTATGTTTCTTATTTTCACGAATATATTTATTATGTAAAAGAGATTGAATAATATTTCCTAAACTATCATCTTCATCTTCAACATGAAAATTAAATGAGAAAGGATTATTTGGAACTGGCTCGATCATAATTCTATTATTTTCGATATTCTCAATTAATAAATCAAGTTTTTTAATAAGAACAATGAGAGCCATTGAAAATAAATAAGAATGTGATAATTTATTTACAGGTTCAATTTCAAATTTAATTAATGTTGGATCACCATAAACATTTTTATGATAACTTCTTTGTTTATCTAAAACATTATCTTTTGTTGCTGCTACATCATCATCTTCGATATAATAAAGGTTTGCCAGTGAAACAGGAGAAAATGAAGCGTTTGTTTTTGCTGTACGTTTAATTGCTTTTGCTATTAAATGTAATTCTTCGCCGCTTCTAAGTCGTGTAATCAATACATATTCGTTTGTAATATCATTTTTTGGAAAAAGTTGATTAAGTTCAGATTTTGATAATTCTTTTCCTTTATAAGTGCCTGTAAAATTATTTGTAGTAATATTTACAGTATTTGTTCCATTATTAACAACATTTAATTCAAATATATAATCATTGTCTTCATAATTATTTGTGATTTCTTCGCTAACATAAATTGGGATTAGACCTATACGATGTTTCATAAATTCATCATGAAGAGGGCCTGAATTTAAAATGATATCAACACTTGGTTCATCTTCTCCATAAAATCCAACAACAGGTATTTCACTTAAAATTACACGACGAACTGAATTTACAATAGATAAATCCAGATTTTCAATATCAAATGAGTGTTTATTGGATGCTTGATCAAATGTATAATTTTTAAACATTACTTATTTATTTTAAATAATATAAATTTTATGTCATTTTTTAATATATTAATTTATTATTATTTTATAAATGATATTATTTTATAGCGAAACCTGTCAGCACTGCTCTATTTTACTTGAAACTATAAAAAGACATGATACTAAAAATACAATAAAATTAGTTTCAGTTGATAGTATTATTAATAAGATTCGTCATAAAGTAAAAGCAGTTCCGGCATTGATGTTCTTTCAGACAAAAGAAATTATTTATGGAAAAGCTGTTTTTGATTATTTATTATTGCCAAATAGAGGATATTTATTCAGTAATAATAATACAAGAGAAAAACAAGAGACTGCTTCAAATCCATCAATTGATATTAAAAGTACAAGTGCTGCTCCTCCATCTGATAAGGAACCGATAGCATTTACGTTAGGTGCTGTTTCATCTGATTATTTTAGTTCTATTGATGATGATAATATTAATTCAATGAATGTTAAAGATGATCAAGTTTATAAATGGTGTGTTATAGATGACATTGAGAAAAAATTAGACTTACCATCATCTAGTTTAACAACAACAGGAGGAGCTAATTCAAAAGAAACATCTCCAACAAAGAAATTACCATCCCTTGATGAATTACAAAAACAAAGAGAAAATATATTTAAGGATATTTAATTTAAATTAAACATAATGACATCTACTTTAAGTTCGACATATATTTTCAACCAATACTATATCGATATGCTTAAAAAACTTAAAAATATATCAAAGAAGCATAAACATCAAAGTGCAACAGCTAAAAAGATTCTAAAAACCATAAAAGATAATTATAGCACTTATGATAAATCTTCTGATGAATATAGAACCTATTTTAATGAAACTCTTAATGATGAATTTTGGGGAAGATTTACATCATTTGAAAAAGATGCCAGTAATGATTGGCTAAAAGATGAAGCAAATACAACACAAGAAATTTATAAAGATATAACAATTAAGGATGTTACTAAGGTTTTAAGAGATAATTTCCTTTGTCATCATTATCTAACAGTTCTTTATATATATAAGGTTGATCTAAGTGAAGAATCAATAACAAATATTCTTAAAATTCTTCAATCACCTGATGTTAATGATGAAACCGTTGATTCTTTAACTGACAATGAAGATTATCGCAAAGTTCTTAAACGTCTTAATGCTCTTAAACAAGATCATATAGAAAACGATCCTCGATTTTCTGATATGGAAGGACTTAAAGAAACAACTATTGGAAAGATTGCCAAAGAAATAATTGAAGATATTGATCTTTCAAAGATTAAACAATCTATAAGTGAAGAAGGTGATATTTTTAAGGCTATTGCTAAGCCTGATAGTGGTTTTGGTGAACTTTTCACAAATGTAAGTCAAAAGATGTCAAGTAAAATTTCTAGTGGTGAACTTTCACAAGAAGCCATAATGAAAGATGCTATGAAATTTGCTTCAATCATTCCGGGTCTCTTTGGAGGCGCAGGAGCAGGAGGTGATAATTCAGGAGGTGGCGGAGGAGGTGCTGGTGGTTTTGATATGACGAGTATGATGAATTTAATGCGAGAAATGAATCAAGGAGGAGCACCAGCAGCCGGTGGAAAAAAACAAAAATCAGGAGTTAATAATCAGGCACTAAGAGCCATGATGAAAAAACAACAATTACAAAAAAAACTAAATAATTAATTTATTTTTCTTTTCAACATATCATATAGATAAATAATGTTAGATTTTGTTCCATTAGTGAATATGAGTTTTAAAAATAAATTGATAGCAATCGCAAATCTTATTATGTTAATAAGTGTTATATTTTCATTAATTTATCGTAATTTAATTTTTGTATTATTTGGAATAATAATATTAATATTTTTATTTTATATAAATGTTCATAATGAAAAAGTTAAGATAGATACAAATGAAACATTAATAGATCGTAATTTATCAATTGTAGATGATAAGATTTGTGTTAAGCCATCATTAACAAATCCTTTTATGAATCCAAATATAATTGATTATAATAATATCAATAATGATATTAAATCATGTCCTTATGACAATAAAACTATAAAAGATAATGTCGATACATTCTTTAAACAAGATTTATATAAAGACATTAATGATATTTTTGAAAACAACTTTTCAAAACGACAATTTTATACTGTTCCTGCTACAACAATCCCAAATGACCGTAAATCATTTCAGGATTGGTTATATTATAGAGAAAAGTCTTGTAAAGAAAATAATGGTTTTCAATGTTATAATAATATAATGTAAGTTTATAATTAGATAAAGAGAAATGACGACATTTTTTGATAAACAAAATAGTTTATGTTCAGATTCTTGCTGGACTACTTATAAAAATTATGGAAATGATAAAATAAATAAATATCAAACATATGATAATCAATTAGTTGATTGTGAATCTCCATATGTTCGTATGCCTACATTTATGTATGATCATATTAATTTAAGAGGTCGACCAGGTGTTGGTGTTGCTGATTCATGTTTAATTGATAATAATAGTGAATTATTAAATAGTCGTGAACGATCTACACGAGACCGTTGTAAATTACAATTATTTAGACGATTATTTGATGCTGGACCAGCTTTAAGAGGTCAATCAGGTGATATTAATAAAGAATTAGATATATTATCGGGTTCTGATTCTTCATTAAGTAATCCGATTCCATGTAAAAAAGAAATAATGGAAAGACAAACAAATCAACCTATTCCATTAATAGACTGGATTAAGGATGTTCAAAATCCTAATAATATTGTTCCAGTTTGGACAAATGGAGGCGATGATACTCGTTCATACATAAATAGAATTAATATAAAATCTACATTTTAATATGATAATAAAAAATAATTTAATATATATATTATAATAGAATATAAATGAGTTTTAACAGAACTAAATATGATAACTGTTCTTATAAAGTTGAATTACAATCAAGTGTAGATACACTAGGATATATATTATCACCACAGAGATATGAAAATAAAAATAAATGTATGCACCAATTAGGCTTTGTTGGTGGCACTGCCGTTTCACATATAGCTGGCAATCTCGTAGATTTAGAAAGTGAATTACGAGGACAAACAAGAATAATAAGCAAATGTCCATCAAATTTATATATGCCATCTGATTCAGAAGTAATAACAAATGATAAAACTGAACCTATCAATAAACAAATGAAACATTTACCAACATGTCAAGCTATAATGTATAGAGAAGTTCCAGGACCTTCCCCACTGAAAATAAATAATTGTTAATAATAGAATAAAAATGAATCCCCCTAATGATACAAGATTAAAATATGACACAAATTCTTATAAAGAAGAATTAACACGTTCTATTTTTCCAGGTATATATCAATTAGACACTCCTTATAATGACTGTAAAGACTGTTCTATTGTAATTCCCAATGATCCATTTGTTCGTTATCAAGGTTATGGACAAAATACTTGCACAATGAAAAACGCTGTTGACGATTTAAATGAACTTAATGGTTTAAATTATAAAAATTCTAAATGTAATTCTGATGCTTATAAACCAAATTCATATGTTTCAACTGGATGTAAAACTAAATATAATAATGATCCTCGTAAATGTGCTATTCCAACTGAATCATGCCGTCTTTCAAATCCGCCATGTACTTTAAAAGAAACTGGAATTAATCGATATAATTTCTTATGTTGGGATCCACAAGCGACCGCATTACAACCTTTTGATAGAATTGGAATTAATTATCGTATGGTAGCAAAAGATAATCATGTGCCTCTTATAGATAAACCTCAGGATCAATCATTATTTGAACCTGTGAAAAAACAAAATTTTGAAAATTTCTTAGATAAATGGCAAACTGTAAATAAAGATAATTCTCAATATTCACCTGGTTATCCTTATGGAGATCCAAATTATTTATTATCTTGCTCTCAATCTGTTAATAGCTATTAAAAAACTTGAATAGATCGATTGATTGTTGATAATTCTCATCATTTTTTCTAATAATATTTTCATAAATATATTTATAGATAATATTATCAATTCTTTTATAATGTTTAAAATTATAAATTGTATTACTTAATTTTAAATTTCTATTATGTCTGATATCAATTTCTAATTCAGTTGTTGAATAATTAATAGGCATTGAACGAAGAATAACTAAATATTTATATTTATAAATATCAAATGATACGAGATAATTATATTTATCTTTTAGCAAATATTTGTAATTGTTTTTATGATTATAATTAAAACAGATACTGTTATTATTATTATACTTATTGATTGATTTGAATATAGATGGATTATTATTTATATTATAATTCAAATTTAATATATCACCAGCTAAAATTGAATAATGTTTATTAACATTAATTGTAAAGCCAGAAAGATATGTTAAAGATGTAATAAGAATGAATAAGAAAAAGTTCATTATTATATTAACTATGATAATCTTTATATAAATATCAGGCATAATTCTGCTTAAATGGTCGATCAATTCTTGTATAATTAATTAGTGTTGAACGAAGAATTAAACTTGGTTTGATTGAAATAAAAAAAAGGATTATTAGCTAATATTGAAATAAAAATTAATAAGAAAATGTTCATTATTTATTATTAACGATGACAATGTTTATATGAAATTATTTATATCTTTAAATAATAATAGAAATGTCGACTGACGAGGAGATTATTTATATAGATGAAGACATACCAGAAATAGACTATTATGAACTGGTTAGTATGGATGAAATCATTAAAAATAATCCATCATTTATAGCATTTTCAAAAGAAGAAATTTATAATGAATTATTTAATTTCTTAAAAACAAAAAATAAGACTGAATGTTTTTTAAATTTATTTTATGAAATTGTGGATAAAAAAACAAATGTCAATAATTTTATTGTAGTATCTGATGCGACTCGTGGAGAATTTGAAGATAGTTCTATTGATGAATTTATTGTCGAATTAAAAAAATATGATAAGTTACAACCTTCATTAGCTCTTAAATCCAAGAATAAGTTATGGTTTCCTTTAAGTTATGATAAAGATGATAGTAAACTTAGATTTAAGGCGACCCAAAAGACCACAATTGAACTTTCAGAAAACAATAATTATATTGTATTTAAGGACGATGAAACTAATTTACCAGTTGTTGGTGTTTATTTCTATTCACCTTCTTGTATAACTGATGATAATTTAAGTGATAAAATAATGGCTGGAAATAATCGTCAAAAACTTGATTTATTACCAAGCACCAATTTTACAGACTTTGACGATTTGATTAAAAATTATAAAATTGAAATTCCACTTGATAAGATTGATGTTGATGATTATAATTATTCAAGTATTAATAATTTATTAAAAAAATATAATTATAATTTGGATAATATTTCAAGTGATGATTTAAATATTATTCGAGGTCACTTAGAAAAATTAAATAAAAATGAAGAAGAAGTTGAACGCAAATTTAAGCCATTTCAAATAAAAGCAATTGAAATTATAAATCCCAGATTTACCTTTTTTAATATTTTAAAAGAGATTCGCACCCTCATAGATGAAACATTAAAATTAAATAGAATAAATAAATCAGAATTAGTTAAAAATAATATAACAAATAATGAATTTACAAATAATCTTTCTAAAATTATTTCAAGTATTGATGAACAAAATTATGATGCTATTATTAGTTTATTAAGAGATATAAGAAAAAATATAAGTATTGATAATATTTTAGAACTTTATTCTAAATTTGATAAAATTAATAAACAAAATATTATTGTTCAACTTAATGATTTAGAAACTAAGTTTGAATTATTAAAATTTAGTTATAGCGACATTTATAAATTAAAATTTTCATTTAAAAATGAAGAACATGAACTTGAAATTGGTGGAGAAGAAAAGAAATACGAAGGAATTCCAGTCAAAATCGGCAATTTTAATAATAATGATATGGATGAAAATTATGATAATGATGAAGAAGAAATAAATTTATTTGAAGATAAAGAATTTAATAAATATTATAACAATTATTATTATAAATTAGAAACTGGTTTCATAGAACTTCTTAGATTTGTTTTACCTTTTATCAATAAATTAGAAAGAATTAGTAATCTTTCCTTAAATTATGATGTATTAGTAGGACATCTTTTTAATAAATATAGAACAATTGATTCAAGGGCAACTATAATTAAAAAACATATTCATGATATTGATGATACAGAAATAGAAAATATTAATAAGAAATCCATTATAACTATTTTATTAAATCCATCTGAAAGCAAAGATATTAAGAAGGCTGTTCGTGAATATTTTGACAATCTAATGAATGTTATTTATGATATTGTTGCTTATTGGTCTATTTATATTCAAAATGAAATTTTACAAGAGACTCTAATCTTTAACCCTGAAAAATGTTCTCCTGAATGTATTCATCTTTGGGATGATTATGGCGCACCTTATGATATGACTTCAAAAGTTGGCGTCTTACATTATATTACTTGTGTATTTAAGGAAGTTTATAATGATATTTTTAAAGATCAGTTTTATAACATTATTCCTATGAAGGATGATTATAAAGAATTAATAATTAAACATGTAACAATTGATTATAAAGATGATTTAGAAAAAATGGCAAAATTTAAAATCAAACATAATAAACAAAATAAAGGTCGTGAATATTATGAATCACTGAAAAAATTCTTGGATACAAAAGATTATAAGAATGATAAGTTTTTCAAAGCTTATATTGATGCTCTTGTTTATATGCCTTCTGTAAAATTTGTTAAAATTCATAAATATTTGCAGGGTTGTTGTTTAGAAAAGATTGATGACAATTTTTCAGCTGATTTATATTTAAGAACCGAGCGCAAAGATCTCAAAAAAGCCAAAGAAAAGTTTTCAGGCAAACGCGTATTTAATGAACCTCGTGCTAAACGATTTTTCATTAAAAAAGAAATTGAAGATAAAATTGTAGAAGAATATATACCAATAAAAAATTTTATTAAATATGATATAATTGATATTAATATTCATGATTGGATTGTTAATTTAAAAACTAAAAAAACAATCTTTACTAAACAATTAATTGATTCATTATCACATTCTACTTATAAAGCCACTGAAAATTACAAAGATTCTTATTTGTCTTATTTTAATAATAAGGATTTAAAGAACTTACTTCATAATTATAATTTTAATAATTATAAACAAATAATTGTAGCAGTTTCTAAGGTTCTATTTAATCATCTTAATAAAGATGCTAATGATTTTATAGAAACTATAACAAATACTTTAAATGAATTAGATAAACTTAATTCAATTATTAATGATGATAATATCAAGGATATCATTAATATTCGTAGAATTGCTGTGATTCGTATAATGGCTCTTCCATCTTCTTTTGAAAATGCTGTAAATAAAACATTCATTCCAACACAAGATAAAATATCGCGTGAAACTTTTGATACTATAAATAAAGATATTGTTAAAAGTGTTATTTCGATTATTAAAAATGGCAAAATGTTTAATTTAGAAGAGCAAGTTGACTTTATTAATATTATTCGCGAAAAGAATAAATTCGATATTTTAGCAAAAATGAATAAAAAAACAAGAGACGAGAAAGATATTGAAAAAGAACTTAAAAAATATGGTTTAAAAATTAAAGAAGATGTCGAAGATATTGATTATGAAGAAAATAAACCGGATGTTAATATAAATCCTTTGCCAAATTCAAATGAAATCGATGGTGAAAATGAATATGATTTAAGGAATGAAGATGAAATCGACGATGATGAATATATGGGACGTCAAGATTATGGATTTATTTATGCTGATTAAAATTATAAATTATTATCCATTATTCATTTAGAGAAAATGAATAATTATTTGGCAAATGATTTTCCATCTATGAATAATATATATGATTCATCTTATTATAATCAAACTAAAAATTATGAACAAGCTTTAAGTGATGAATATTATAAAAAAGCTCAAATGCCTTTTAAAACCGGCGTTATATCACATTATTTAAGCAGCGATGATTATAATGTCGAATCTAAAATGGTGAAAAGTTTATCAGGTATGGATATTCCTTTAACAGATTTTAAACATGGCAATATGCAACCTTTTTTAACTAAGGGTGTTACGCAAAATACAGAGAATCTTAACGGACTTAATAAAAATATGGGGTATGCTTCTGGTGATGTTTTTATAAAAAAACAAGAAGTTGAGAATTTTTTTGATCCACAAGCAAATGTTTATAACAATCAAATTAAAGATGCCAATTTTATATTAGAAAGAACTGCTAAAAGTAAAATTCAAAATAATTTTAATCCTGTCCAAAGTGTTAAAGTTGGACCCGGTTTAAATAAAGGGTATACAAGTGAAGGTTCAGGAGGATTTCAACAGGCTGATACTAATCTTTATGCTATACCAAGAACAAGAGATGAATTGCGTGTAGTAACTAATCAGCGTTCATCTACTTTTAATTTACCTATGAAACCTAAAAATGGCATTCAACAACGTGGAATGTTAGGAGAAGTTAATAAAAATTTACCTGAAAGAGCTTTTCAACAAACAGAAGATAATTGGTTTAAAGGTGTTTCATATTTAAAGAAAGAAACAGAAAGACCTGTTGAAATAATTAAAGATACTTCAAGAATTGATACACATATTGAATATAGTGGCACAGCAAAATATCAAGATTATTATTCTTCTCAAAAAGATGATTATGGAAGAAGTAAAATTATCGTTTATGATAATGAACGCAACTTAACACAAGTTGAAACGCCCGTAGCCAACTTTTCAAGTGTTATTAAAGCAATGATAGCACCTGTTACTGATGCTCTCAAAATATCATTTAAGGAATATTTTGTTGATAATCCTCGATTAAATGGTAATGCCGCTCCTCAAATACCAGAAAAAGCAACATTATATGATCCAGTTAATCATGTTATGAAAACAACTGTTAAGGAAACTACTATACATGAAGGAAATAATGGCACTCTTACAGGTGCTGAAGAATCTTATTCTGCCTTATATGATACTGCTAAGACTACTGTTAAGGAAACTACAATACATGAAACTGATGGTGGTGTTCTTACAGGCGCAGAAGAAACTTATTCTGCTTTATATGATACTGCTAAGACTACTGTTAAAGAGACTACTCTAAACGAAGGAAATGGAGGAGTTCTTACAGGCGCTGAGGAAACTTATTCAGCTCTATATGATACAACTAAAACTACTGTTAAAGAGACTACGATTCATGAAGGGAATGGAGGGGTTCTTACAGGCGCTGATGAAACTTATTCAGCTTTATATGATACAACTAAAACTACTGTTAAAGAGACTACAATCCACGATGGAAATGGAGGGTTTCTTAGAGGAAAAGATAAAGGATATACAACAAACGATGATAAAGCAAATACAACATTAAGAGAAACTTTACCAGCACAAGATACACAAAGAAATATTAATAGTGTTACTTATTATAGCACTTATGTTTATGATCCTTCAATTGTCGCAAAAACAACTGTTAAAGAAACAACAGTTACAACAAAATCATTAGGTTTCTTAGGAGGTATGTTAAATGGTTTATTAGGTGGTTATTTAGTATCAAAACCAGAAGCTAAAAATACACAAAAACAATCTACCATACCAGAAAATTATGGTGTTATTGGTTCATCGGCAACTTCTTTACAGCAATCAAGTAGAGAAGCAGCTTATAATGCTCAAATTAATGATTCTCGCGAATTAATTAATGTAAAATCAGAGTATACACCTGGTGCTGGTGGTAAATTTATTGGGCTCGCACCTGAAAATGTTAAAGTAACAGTTAGTAAACAAGTAGATTTGGTCGAAACAAAGCGAACACCAAATATTAACGCAAGTTCTGCTAATTTACATATATCATTAAAAGCTGATAATATTACAAAAACCCCATTAAAACCGAATGACTTTAATGATGGTCGTCTAGATGGATCAATATTATCTTCTTTAATTGAAAATCCTAATATAATTAAAATTAATCCAATTTTTGCTAATTAAATTATTTTAATGTGACTGAGTTTTTTTAACGTTTATACGAGGTCTGTTTTTATTTTTAATAAATACCGATGGATCATAAGGTTCTTCCTCTTCTTCATCTTCATACGCTAGTCTATTATCTTTTCTTTCTTGTTCCAATGCGCATAAGTTCCATAATTCAGGAGTGCACATCTTATAATTTCCAACATCTTTCGCCTTATACCATTTAACCTGATCTTCTAATTTATTGCTTTGAGTTTTATAATCAATTACAATACATTCATAATTTTGAGTACAGTTATCCATAACTGCGCAGAATGTTTGAAAATCATTAAAAATACCAGCATAATGACTATAAATCTTTTCACGCTCTTTTATAATATTATTTTTGAATATAAAAACATAATCAATATTTCCACGTAATGCGGGTCCTATTCCTAATGAATGTTGCATAGTTATAAGAAAAAAAATGCCATAATGCCGACCATTCATAAATATACTTCTAATACTTTTATCATTGGGCCATGCCTTGTCATATAAACAATCGTCTAAAATTAAAAAAGCTCTTGGATCAATATCAGTTTGACCGTATTTTTGTTCTTGTATTTTTTTTTGTTTATTTATAGATATTTGTCTATCTAAGAATTTTTTAAGAATTTCAGGAGTATATTCTTCATAAATAAGCATATTAGGTATAAATTTTTCAAAATATCCATTAGCGGTTTCAGTGGGACTTATAACAACTCCAACAGGTAATTCTTTATGGTAACTTAAAATATCTTTCATACAATACGATTTTCCGGTATTTCTTTTACCAATGAAAACAACAACAGAATCACTTTTAATAGTAGAAGGGTCAAATTTTTTTAATTCGAGCTTCATTGTTTATATAAATATTTTATTATTTTAATATTTATATATTGCGTATATTTAATCTTATTTTTCATTGTATATTAAAATTAGATATATGGAATATTATATAATTTCCTTTTTTGTAAGTCTCGTTATATTTATGTTTGTATATGAAAAAAACGATAATAATGAAGAAGATCCTGAAAATAAAAAAAGCTTTTTTTCAATAAATAATCTTATGTTATTTACAATAATTTATATTGTAATGACTATTTTTGGATTTTACACAAAAACAATAAACTTAACAGCATTTTTACCGGTGTTTTTAATAGATTTATTAAAAACACCTATTGAAGTTGATAAAGAAGTAATAGAAAATAATAAAGATGAATTAGATCCTAAAACAATAAGCAAAATAACAGATAATATTGATATAGGTTTTATGCCTCCTGTAATTGAAGAAGATCCAAAAGAAGAACAAAAATATAATTAGTATATAGAAACTAATGTCAATAACACAAAAAGGTTATTATTACGCTAGGGCTTATGATGAATTTGATATAAATGATAAAAATAAAAAAATATTAATAAGAAATATAAATGATCCATTTTTATCAAAAAATCAAAAATTATTTTTAGCACAAACAGAAAACGGCAAAATGAAAGGTATCTTAATTGATAAACCTTTTATTAATATAAATGTTAAAAATAATAAAATCGAATTATTTACATCAAGTAAAGATCTTAATATACAAAATAAAATTGAAATATTTAATAAGATTAATTCTTTAAATTTAAAAGAATTTTTAAATACATATTTAATTTTTAAAATAAAAATTAATCATACAAGTATTGTTGATATTATAATTGATTTAGATAATTTAAATAAAGGTAAATTTTATGAAAATACAATAACTTATCAAAGAATAAATGAAATAATTGAACAACAATTAAAAACAGAATATCCAAATGCTTATAACACTATATATAAATCGTTAAAAGATTCTAGAAGAGAATATAGTCAACGAAAAATTAAAGCATCTAATACTTTACGGGTTTTTAAACAACCTTATAATAAAACAGGTAAAATCCCTACTATTTATCATAAAGAACGAAAGCCAAATGTTATACAAAAAACATATGGTTTAAGACCTACAAAAGATAGTGTTCAAAGATTAAATGAAATAATAAATAAATTAAAATTTAAATTACAAAGTCAAAAAACAAGATCAATAATTTCATCATCACCATCAAAATTACAAAGACAAAATGCTACCTCTAATAAAATGATGGAAGGAGGTAAAAAAGAAAAAAAAGAAATTAAAAGAACTGTTTATGTTGATAAGAATGGAAGACATTATATTAAATATTCTGATGTCTTTGTTTATTTGAAATATCAGTCATAATAATATCCATTAAATTTAAATTTTTCTTCAAAAAATAATCATTGATAAATAATAAAATAAGTAAATAAATAAAATAAACAAAGAATGTAAAAGCAATATCAATATGATTTATTCTAATATCATCCCATAATGATATTAATGGTAATATTTTTAAAATTATGAAAATAATTAAATATAATAATAGATTTTTAATAGATGTATGATCTAGAATTAAATAATAAAATGATAAAACATTGTTAAATAATGATATTAATATTCCTAAATAAGGATTTGCAAATGTTAATATTTTTGCTTTGTATAATACATACCAGACAAAAATAATTGTTGAAAAAACAGCATCATTAAGAATAATTATTGTCTTAGAATTGATAGTAACTTCATTTAAATTAAAAATTTCTTTATTATTAAATAGTATTGTTAATTCCATTAATATATCTATATATAAAAAATGATTATTATGGAAAAACTTAGAATAATTATTGAAAAATCCGATAAACTTTCATTGAGACAACTTAGATTAGAATTTAATGACGAAATTATCAAAGAAATTAAAGCACAAACCTCAGAAGAGTTATATGATAACTTTATGAGTCATTATAAAAGAACTTATAATGAAATTATATATGGCAATAATGACGAAAATACATTTAAGGTTAAACAAGATTTCCTTAAATCCATCGAAGATATTATTAGAAAATAAAAATTGATTTTAAATTATTTTTGTTTTATTATTAAAGAATGAATAATTCAATTGTTTGTTATGAACTTATTAAGATTATCAAAAATATTAATGAATATTCTTTATTTATTTTAAAAGAAAAACTTTACAATTATTCAAAAACAATTAAAGAAGTTGTTTCAAAAGAGTTATATAAAAAACTTAGACTTGACTTAGAAACAATAGAACTAGAATTATTATATGGATATGGAGATTATCACATAATAATTAAAGAAGATATTTCAAAAACGATTAATAATATTATAGATGAGATGTCAAAGATAAAAGTATTTAAGGATATTATTTATGTTTAATTAAATTATATTATGAATTACTCTTTAATCGAAGATGCTTATGTAGAAGATATAGATATTAATCAGATTATTCATTATGACGAATCATCTCTAACATCTAATTTAAATGACGAAGAACATATAACAGATGCCAATAAATTAATAGCAGATTATAAGAAAATTAAGCAATCATTAGATACAAATAGAATTTTGTTATTTGAATTGGAAAAACAAAAGAAAGATATACAAACATATAAATCAAGTATTTTTATAAAACATCAAGAAATAATGATACATCTTAATAAGGAAACAAGTAATATTGAAAATCCACAATATACCAGTAATGTTAATGATACAATTATAAATTACATTGAATATATTAAAAATTTTAGTGATAAATGGTTGAATAATTATTATACAAAAACTAAAACTAAATTAGAATCTGAATTACAAATTAATGAGAAAAAATTAATATCATTTAATAACTTATTTATAAAAACTACAAATGAAATTATAAATGTTGAAAAAATGAATAAAAAATTGTGTCCTATTTGTTTTGAAAATGAAACAGATATGTGTGCTATTCCATGTGGACATACTTGCTGCAACGCTTGTGTTATTCAAAGCAACAGTTATAATAATTTAAAAAGATGTTTAAGTTGTCGCAATGAAATAAAGCAATATATAAAAATATATTTTTTATTATAATCAATTGATGTTTATTGACAGACTAATAAATCTTCTAACGATGATTCGTAATAATAAAAGAATATTAAACTGTGAATTACTATATGAACTAATGACAAGTCTTGATAATCAAATAGAAATATTTGTATCTAATAATTTATATTTAATTTATTTAGATGAAAAAACTAAATTATATGAAAAAAGTATTTCTACTAATAAAGAAGAGTTAAATGATACTGAACATTTTATGACAGTTATTAAAGATTTGATTGATGATCTTAGAATAAAAGCAAATACATAAATTTATATTAAATTAAAAGAAAACTAATAAAAAAATGATTGAGACTTTATTTTAAAGTAATTAGGACTTATGTCTAGTTCAATGCTTGCTAATAAGCTTAATGCGATTGTTTGCGAATGGAATAATCTTACGATTGCTGGTGTAAAGCATCGCGTTGCCCCATTGATTTCAGAGATTGAAAAATCAGTTGACGATGCTTTATTCAAGAGTTTCATGATTGAGTTTGACTGTGTTCGGATGGAATGTATTTATGGTGATTTCGAAGAAGACACTGAGATGGTCAAAAAACATTTTCTTGAAGATGTAAAGAAGGTCATTGAGGTTCTAGGATGATTGTTTAATTTAGAAGAATATAAAGACTAAAATGATGGTTTTTGGTCTTTATATAACAATGTTCCGCAAGCATTTACTGTAACTGTTGTTAATCCAATGATTCTTCTGAATCTTATATTAACAACTTTATAATTATCTAGCAAATTTTTTTTATGTTTTTTGTTTAGTATTTCTTGAATTTTAACTAAACATTTAATCTTACAAATATTATATTCATTATTATAATTGTTTCTAAAACAATAAACAAAGATTTGATTAAAAGGATTTATAGCAACTGTATGAGAAACTTCTATAATTCCTTTGTGTTTATATTTTTGGTCAATATTTTGTTCGGTCGTTATTCTATCATCTATAAATATACTACTTTTCATAAATTTATACTTGTATTAGAGATAAAAAATGATTTATTATTATTTATATAGAATAATGCCATTTTTTAATACTATTGATATTATTCTAGTAATTTTATGTAGATAATAAAGTTAATGATAAAAAAAGAAAAATTGATGAAGTTGATAAATAATTTATTTTTCTAATATAATGATAGAAATTGATATTTTTCCGATTGATATAATCGAAGAAGATATAACAGAGTTTATAATTGACTTTGGATTATGTTATTATCAACGCAATTATTATAATATTGATATAAATAATAATTATAAAAATTGATTTATTTCTTTTTATTAAATTATAGAAAATGGATGAAACATCATTTAAAAATGAATTTTATGTTGAATTTTTAAATGGTGTTGACAGTAATATAAATGATATATTTATAAATTTCATAAGAAAAATTTCACAAACAAATACAATTGAAAATAATAAGAAAATTATTAATGAATATTCTGGTGATATTCATAACGCAATTGAAATATATAAAATAAAACATAATAATTCATTTGATTATAAAGATAAACAAGACTTTTATGCTAAACTTGCTATGGTTTCCATATATACAAAATTCCATTATTTAACTAAAAATAAATTGACATTTTTGTAATTTTTAAATAATTTATAAATATAGAATAATATGTTAAAAAAGAAACCAATTACTAAAAAATATAAAAAAAAAGGAGGAACAAATATTCAAGAAGAAATAACAGAAGAACAATGTAATAGTGAAACTTTATGTAAAGCTTTAAATCAAAATGATGAAATTTTAGATTCATATTTTACAGAAATAAATGATGTTATTAGTCATATAAAGGATAATTTAGATGAATTTGTTAAAAAATTAGAAGAAAAAGAAAATAGAGGTGGTATATTTACTGTTAAATATAGAATACCTATTTATGACGTAAAAATGAATAAAATTGAAAAATATTATAAATTAGATCGTGATTATCCATATTATAATGAAAATACTGAACAACCAATAATTTTTTTTAAAAATGATATTGTAAATTATGTTAATACTTTAAAATATATAAAAAAACAAATGAAATATTTAAATTCATTAAAATGGTATGAAAAACGCGCCATAAGAGATTACACATCAAAACCATATTTTTTTTATAGTTTATGGAAAGTTCAATATAATGAATATTTGATATCAGACCCAGCAGATAATGATAAAAGTGAAACTCATCCTAAAAAAAATTTTACATTTATTAAAACATTTTTAGAAAAAAATAATAATAAATATGCTATTGGTAATTGTTTTTTACCTCAAATATTTATTGTTTTATTTATAAAAACTCTTAATATGCTTGTAGATATTGAAGAAGATTTAATAGGATTATTAAATATATTATATAATCTAAATGATCCAAAAATAAATACAAACCTTTTAAATACAGCTTATATTGATAATTTTATAAATAAAAATTCTTCTAAATTTACTAAAATATGTGGAATATATGATGAAAAAGATGAAAATATAAAATTATCTAAGGCGAGTCAATTAATTGGGCGTCTTGATTTAAAAAATATGAATGATATTCTAAAAGAATATAAAAGTAATATTAAAGCATTAAAAGAATTAAAAAAACTTTTATATTATGATACAAATATAAATAATGATACATCAGATAGTTATAAAGTATCCGAATATAATAATAAAAAAGAGTATTTTGTTCCTGAACATATTAAATTTATTAAAGAAGAAGATTGGCATGATATATTTAAATTATTTGATGAAAGATTAAATAAAATAATTGATAAAGCACCTGATTCAGATAATGATTTATATGTATTTAGAGGTTCTACATCAAACTATGTAATAAAAGCTATAATTCAAGAAATCGCAAAAAATGGTATCACAGGATCAACATTAATAAATAGGTTTAGTTCATGTTCATTAGATTTTTGTATTTCTTATTTTTATCAAAATAGTGGTAAATGTGATACAAAACAAACTGATTGTCTTTCAAATTCAATAATGTATAAAATTCATGTGCCTAAAAATATAAAAACATTATTACTTATACCTTTATCTGCTGCACCTGAAGAAATGGAAATATTAATACCAAGTAGTAAAAAATATAAAATGGCTTATATAAAAGAAATTAAAAGTTTAAATATTAATGAATTTACATTTAATAAAAATAAAAAAATATGTATTGATATCGATAATTTAAATAATATGTCGGTTCATGAATTAGAAATAGTTGATATACGTTCACCAGATAATATAATAAGTAATTTAAGATTTTTTAAAAGTTCTTTAAAATATATTATTAAATTGCTTGTAAACATTAAACAAGATAGTAAAACTGATAATTTAGATAAAGATATTCTTAATTCTATTAATATTGAAAAGAATGATGATAATTTAGGATTAATTGATAATTATAAATTTTTTGATGATTTAATAAATACAATAAATGCTTTAACAGGAGATGATAGTGAATCAGTAGCACATGTTAGAAATGCTAAATATAATGAAGAAGAAGAAGAAGATGAATCAAGACCTGCAAGACCAACTTTTGTAAATTTTGTTTTACAAGAAGATAGAAAAGTAGATTTTTGTTATTAATAAAATAATAAAATAAACTTCATTAATAAAAAAAGAAGTATCATAAATAAATGAATATAGCAAATTAAAAAAGAGTTATTAAATAATAAATATTTATTTGATTCTGATGTTTCAATTTATTATAATAAACTAGAAATAATATAGGCTAGTAATCAAGTTTTATGTCATTTAATTGACAAAAGTAAAAGCAAAATTTATTTATATAGAAGATTTTTAAGATCCAAAAAAATTTATGTAGTAATATTTTAGGACTTGAAACTGTTTTTGTTAAAAAACTTCTAATAACTTAGTTTTGTTTTATAATTTCTTTTAAATAATATAGATTATGCGAAAGAAACAGCTAAATAAAGGGGGTGAAAAAGAATTAGATATTTCAAAAATTGATGAAATTAAAAAAAAATCTAAAACAATTAATTTTAAAGATTTGATTTCACAATTAAATTTTAAATTAATTAATTTAAAATCATCAAATGATAAAATAAAAAAAGAAGAAGATAATAAAACAAAAACCCCTAAAAAAGAAGAAGAAAAATTAAAAGAAAGAATTGATCGAAATAATTTATTGAATCCAAATGTTGAAAAAATTTTTGATAAATCAAATAATATAAGAGAAAATATTAAATATGTTGAAACTGTTTTACCTAACGATGATGAACATCGTAAAATATTTTTACAAGCAATATTAAAATATAATACCCTTATGGTAAATGATTATATTGAAACTAAAAACCAATATGAAGATGATTTAAATAAACTTATTACAGATATTTTAAATGTTTTAAAATATGATGATCTTCAAAATAAAGAAATTATTGAAGGAATAGCAAAAATATACAATAATCATTTTGTTAAAATTCAAGAATTAAAGAAAGATAAAGTTAATTTTTATATTTCTAAATTAAAAGAAGAATATGGTATTTTTAATGTTATAATAAAAGAATATAAATTTGTAAAATTAGATAATGATATTGAAGTAAATAAGGAAGGAGGTAGAAAACAATTTAAAGGCGGTTTAAATTCCCTTAAATACAAAGATATACAAAAACCACAGTAT